TTTTGCAACTTTTGTGAAAAATGGAGGTAGAATTATATCCTTTATAAACATCAATATCTTTTTAAAGGTTTATACCCATACATCTCTCTCTCGTATTCTATCTCATTTTTCTTCAAGACATCTTTGAACCTGACACATACAGGAAATAATAAGTAACCAATAATAACAATGCATATCACTGCTAGGATTGTGTAAAATGCTATTTTGGCATAAGAGCCAAAAATACTTAAGAAAGGAGAAAATATAGAAGATATACCTTGCTCACTGACTTTACACAGCCACGTCCCACATTTCATGTCCTTCTCTTTTACAAAATAGGTCTGGTCGCTATTGCCGACCTCTATTATTTCCTTCTTTTCTAGAATTGTAATTTGAGCATCTATTTCCTTTGTGCAAATTGTAAATGATATTGATGGGCTATCGCATTTTGCCTTAATGCCATATTTTTGGGTGTTAGATTCAATTTTTAAATTGTTAGTATATAATTGGCAGTTGGATTTCAAGGGACATATAGTGTCACTGCTGCTTATTATATCTAATTCGCAATCCAATCCTTTGGTGCATGCAATGCATCCGACACATACTGCTTTAGCATCCATTGATGGATTCTTTTCAAAAATTTTGTATTTGATGTCGCCCAGTTTTAATTTTATCCTGATTTCTCCCATAAGTTTGTTTAACAGTAGCAACTTTGATGTTTTATCATCAAATATTAGATCTTTTTCAGGCTTCAGCAACTGACAACCTTCATAGAAGTTGTCAAAGCATCTTGATATTGTTACATCCTTCCTTCTTGCAGCATGACATATATAATCAAATTTGGGATTACCAGCCCCCCAGACTTCTTTACCATATATCTGAACACTGCCACACATTTTAGCAAACGAACCTTTATCATTGATCATACCTGTTAAAACCTTATTTGATTTATACCCAAATATTTTAGGTGATTTTCCAGCCTCATTAGATAAAAATTGAATTTCTAATTTTTCTGTTATAATGGGGTTAAAGCTATCAATATCATGGCAATATGTTTCATCAGGTGTTGATATACACAACGATATTTTTGGTATTTCTTCGCTAGATCTTTTATAAACTGATATTTCAGGTTTCACAATATCTCTGCAGTGTCCATAAAGACAGCCACTTCCTATTGCTAAGCATCCAAACTCTTCACATCCCCAGGTGCTAGTGTGCTCTTTCGAAAATGATAACCAACCTGGCTTTTTTAAATCATTAGGGCACGTGCCTGTACACTGTTCATCATGTTGCATATTGATGCCTACAGTTGGTCCTGTTTCATATATGAGATCTGACACAGACTCATAATGAGCAGATTTTACAAAAAGGATCATGTCAAATAACTTTTCACCCTTTTTCGTATGTAGAGTAACACCTGTAGACACCCCTGTTTTAGCTAAGATATTTGTTTCAATATACGCACTCTCAACACCGCCATCTGTCTCAGTCCCCATAATTGATAACGCTTTAAATGACGGATTAACCTTAGGGAGATTCATGGTCAACCGGTATTTATGTTCTATTAAGTCTGTTTTTATTGTTTCTTGTATACTATGCTTTAATTGTTCAATATTTTCATAAATAATCTCCTTTAGTTTCCTGCTCTCTACAGACTCTGCATGAAGTCTGCAACCTATGAGATTGGCAACATGGTGAGGTGTTGAGACCTTTCTACAGTCAGGACTAAAACAATATATTCCGATGTCATCACCTGGTGACTGATGTATTGTGGTATATTCATAAAAGTAAGTGTTTTTGCACTCTATAAATGTGGTATTTTTTTGTTTATATTCACATGTTTGAGCAGAAATTTTGTGGCATTTAGTAAGCGGGTTCATTTTTGCAAAATTAAAATTAGTATTCGTTTTCTGTGTACATGTTAAAGTTGCAAGTTCATCTTTTTCTGAGATGTTTACTGGGCCGAAATTTTGTTCACAAAAAGGATCGGCAACGCAAAGCTTATCGCTGGAGCCTATCTGGTAAGATAAGCCTAGATCTGGCATGTTGTAGAAATGAGTAGTGGATGTGCCACAAGTTATAAAAAATCTAAACCTAGATGCTATCAAGTAAGAGCACTTGTATATTTTGGGAGATTCGCATACCTTGGTGATTGTAGGTGCATCAGCCATATTATCAAAGATATTGGTCCTTGTTTGACTATATGGTACAACATCTTTGGATAAGCTAATCTTGGGGTTCAACTTAACAAGCTCATTTTCTGCCAACATTTTTTCCAAATAATTCATACAGGCTGTAATTGATTCTGCATTGCCAAATTTACCTTTCATGTTTGTTGCTATCTCTTTTACCTTTGAAAAATTGTCTGCCTTAAGTGACAGTCCAAATTCACGAGCCAAAATGCCTGGATATATGCGCATAATTGCAGTGATAATTTTAGAAACGTCATCCCTGAATGCTTGGTTATGACCCTTATAATATGTTATTGCTTTAGCAGTGTCTCCATTTGCATTGCAATTTGGTTCATTCCTGAAGCATTTGCACAGATCAGCTAAGTCCCCACTTGCACAAACTTCAATAGCAGATTTCTTTAACGCTTTCCCTAGGATCTCGTTCTGCCTGCCTGTTTTTTTCTTTGCCTCGCTTAGTTCATTACAGTGCAATTTTAAGGCACTACTTTCTATTAAGAATGACCCAATAGCAGTCTTAAATTTCTCAGACTCAAGTAACATTGCCTCCAGGTTTGCTGACATTTTTTCAGCTGCAGATATGTCTTCTTGAGGCAATTTGATAGTTTTCATAAAATCTTTCATAGTTAATGTGTTATCACATGTGCCAGGCAATCTATACCAAACAGAGCACTGAAGCGGGTTGGATATTGCTGTATTGTCTTTCACCTTTGAGCATGTATCTGTTGCATAGACTATCGATGAGGAAATTAATACTAAGAAAACAACTATCAAGAATCTTGTGCTTAAGATATCCAGTTTTCTGACTGCAAAATATCTACCAGGCAATTTGCAATATACTCCAGGTTTGTGGTATTTAGGCAAGGCGTAATCATCTTCGTCTTTTGCTTCTATATTTTGGTCGCACCCACACATACATGTGTTGCACCTATTTGTGAAGTCGCCGAAAAATGTAAGTCCTCTCCATGGGTGGGTCATTTCACATTCATTGCAATAATATACTATTCTAGAATAAAAATAATCTAGTATCTTTTCCTTCAATAGCATTGTCAATGCAAGAATTATCAGGATCAAGCAGGACCCAGCAGCCACTATTTGAGGATAAACAGCAGAGTAATGCAATTTTGTAGTAATTATTTCCAGCTCATGCACAATTGATTCCAATTCTATTATTTCATTTTGGTAAGTTATCTTGACTCCTTCTATTGGCTGTATGAAGGATAGTAGTAAAAATGATAATATAATAGCTAGTATAAATGAGGATCCTCTGTTTTTACATAAAATGCGTGCAGCCCGTAATGATTTGTATCCCTTGCACATACCAGATTCTCTATGTTTTTTCATTCGCTCAGAATTTTCAAACATGCATCCACAAACACAATTTGTTCCACATTTGGTTAATGGGTGATATGCCAAACCACAATAATAGCATTTTTTGCATGATTTGTTGTAAATAAACCCATAGAGGTATGTAATCGGGTAGAAGATAGGTATTAATATATAACAAATATAAGTCATAGTCATGATATATAAGATTCCAAAGATTATTAAAACTAAACAACCCATAATAATTAATTCTTTATTTTGACATACTGAATGTATCATAAATGCAGGCATGTAACTTTTGTTCAGAAGCCGAATGCAAGCCATATGGTATTTGAAGCAAGCATGGAAGCTCAGGGAAGTTGATCCACAAGTAACTTGGATGTGTTCACATGTGTGCTCTAGAGAATAAGACGTTGTCCCTTGAAACCATCTGTTTGCAGTAGTAGTACCCATAACTTCATAATGATTCAACTTTTCTGAGTGAAGTATAATATTTGCTTCTTCTTCATCAAGAGATATGGTGCATTGTACTCTACACGCAAATGTATGCGGTATTAGCATCATATCATTATTGGGCCTAAAGATCATAATAGGGCCATTTTTTGCCTCAACCGGATTGCAGTCTTCATAATTCGAGACAAGCATTTTCCGTTGGACAGTATTTAAATATATGCTGGAATTTTTGTACTGCTGTGAGGTAGTTTTCACAATACTTATATCGTCCTTAATGCAAATCTCAGCTATGCCATGGTCCATGTCTTTAGACATGGAAATGACTCCATCTGTGAAGCACCTATTATCTAAAGGCACTGCGTCTGCAATTCCTAGGACTATTATAAGCAACAACATTTTTGAGAAAGTTATATTGTATAGTTCTAAACACAG